TTTTTGCAATCCGCCGTATGGCCGTGAGATAGGGAAATGGGTTAAAAAGTCGTGGGAGGAATCGAAGAAGAACACGACAGTTGTCATGCTGATTCCGGCCAGAACAGACACTGCATATTTTCATGATTACATATATGGAAAAGCAGAAATTCGTTTCATACGAGGACGGTTGAAATTCGGGCAGGCTACACAAGGTGCGCCTTTCCCGAGTATGGTAGTTGTATTCAAAGGAGAAAACGATAATGGTTACGATTAACCAAGCAATCCGTATATTAGACCCGGCAACGACAGCGGAGGAGCTGGCAACGATCGAATACTACGGCGGTCTGCACGGCCGCGAAAAGATGGTCGCCGCGTGTGACGAGGCCTGCCGCGTGGCGGTCCGAATTATGAGAAAATATTTGGAGAAACAGAAATGAAAAAGAAAATCATGGCGGCACTGCTCTGCGGTGCTATGATGTGTAGTCTGTCGGCCTGCAGGGAGAGCGAGCGCGTTGCGTACAACATCTCGAAGGAGGCGGACAATTTCAACGTCACGCGCCGTCTGGAAGTCATCAACGCGCGTACGGACAAGCCGGTGTTTGAGCTGATCGGCAACTTCGCCATCTCGAACAACAGCGAGAACGAGCTGGAGGTGACTGTCGAGACCGGGCAGGGCGTTTACAAGAAACACCTTGTGTACCTCAACGACTGGACGATCTACGTTGTGGAGGACGTCAGCGGCGCTTACGTGGACAAGTTCCACTACGAGGTGAATTTCCTGCCGGAGATGATCATTCCGGTTACGGTGACGTCGCATGACTAAATACAGCGATAAGGTTCGGCGCTACCTTGTGTGGCGCTACGGCATTACGGATGGGGAGAGGACTACATGACAACAAAAGAATGGCTGAA